CTCCTTTTGGTTCTGCAAGTTTCATACCAGGTGCGTCACCGCCACCTACGCCATCAGCACCAAGACCTTTTACGTCTTTGTTGCCCATGATTGCGGACTTATCATATCTCCATGTCTCTTCCATGGATTTGAATGAGGTATTTAAACCTGTTTCAGCAGCTATCTGTGCTAAACTTTTTGACTCGTGGTGGCTCATCTTATCTTTAATAGGGTCTGTTGGAATTGTTTGCTTAACTTTAACTGTACCTTCAGGTTTCTGCACCTTCTGACCAGGCGTAAGCGACATTACATACTCACGATATGCGTCAGTTCCAATCTCGAATACTTCTTGTATGTTTGTAATCCAAGTGCGGAAGGTAGTTTCTTCAGCAGTAAGACACAACACATAGTTAGGTCCTCGACGTAAAATCTTTCCTACTTGTCCGTTCTCAGTAAGAATCCACTCACCTTTTTTGTAGACTTCGTTCTTATAAAACTTATCTTTGGTGATATTTGCTTCCGCAACCTTAGTTTTCTTCGCAAAGTCGGAGAAAGATTTCATTAATATAGATGTACATATCAAGTTTATTTATACGGGTTTACATGTTATCGTGTATTTCTATCATCAACTCTCTGCATTGCTTGTCTGCAAGTGCGGAAGGAATACCTTTCCTAAACGTTGCGAAGTCACCTACCTTAGCTGCTCTCCGCATTTTAGTACCAGAAATAGCAAAGGTATCACCGTCAGCATCACGTTCTCCAGATGATATAATATCCATCTTACGGAAAGAATAGTCTTTATGATTGTAGTTCTTAACCCACTGCATAGCTTTTACTCTATCAGATCCAACAAGAAAGTATGCTTCATGGTATCCATCTTTCATAATATCTTGGAAGACTGCAGTTGGATCTCTAGGTCCGCTAAAAATTTTTCCTCTATGCTCAGGAAACATCTTAATCATATACTTTAATTTCGTATCAGGATCTAGTGGGTTAGTTCCTTTCTTATCTACAGTCTGAGAAATGTATATGCGATAGTCATGACCTTTAGCTGCTTTCTTTACAGCTAAAAAGTTCTCCTTATGTCCTATTGTAGGGGGTTGGAATCTACCAAACGTAAAATAACAAACCCTAGATTCTAATTCTATCGCCATTGCTTTGCGAGTGTGAAGTTGTTATATGAAAACTCAATACGGTTTACAAACTTGATCATGTCTCCATCTTTATGTAGAACATAACCTTCATGAGCCGTGATCTTATAACCTTTATCAGTCATAACATATGTCTGAATAGTTTTTTCTAGATCATCCAGTTTACCTATCACCATTGTCTTCAATGCTTGTAGTTCTTTATATAATTTGAGCACACCTCTAAACTTATCAGCATTTTCTACTGCAAAGTTCTGACTGGCATATATTAAATTCTTTTTCTGTACCTGTGTCTTCGCAGATAATTTACTAGCAGCAGCATTTACTTTACCATCATAAAAGTTAATCATATCTGCTAATGTTTTATCAGGATTACTAATGGTCTGAGATTTTTTTATCTGATCATTAAAAAACTGTTTCATATATGATGATATATGCCATTTAGCATCACCTTTTGTACCCTTAAGACCAAGGAGTTCATCTAAGAAATCTCCAGAAAATCCACACATTCTTTCTATCTCTGCTACATGTCTATCAAATTGAGTAAACTCAGCTGCAGTAAAGTTAACCTGATTCATAGGAGTGGTATTCTTGATGTTTAGTACATCAGAAGTGCTACCAATCATATTGTCTGGTACACCACCTTGAGCTTGCATTGATTCAAGGTCATCACCTGTGTAATGAGTGTGAAATACCACACCTATTTTTGATGCCTTACATTTTTCACCTAAAGGATGGTCTACTGGTATACCATAGGTAATAGTATTAGGTCTAAATGTATAAAGTTTCTGTCCATTGATTGTCTCCTCTAATACATCGTCAGTATAAAGAAGATCTCCTTGTACTACGCCCTTGATATTTAATTTTTCAAACTCCTTCAAAGCAACTTTTAACTTATCTCTAAGGTCAGGTATATTACTATAGTATGAGTCAACGTTTTCATCAAAGTAACAGAGTTTAGGTTCTGTTTTATTGAACACTGATTTAGTACCAACAAAGAATCTACCTGTAAGAGGATGTTTACCACATACAACAGCAGGTGCACCGTCCCATTTAGTTTGCATCAAAGAACCAGATGACTGTTGACCAATCATCTTTCTAAGTTCTTTTAAAAAAGAAACAGAAGCATGGCAACCCTCAACTCCATAGTTGAGCATCTCATCTTCTAGATGTTCTAGATGTTTTAACTGTGTTATATTAGCCATTATCTTTTAAAGTAATCTCCGTTGCTGTGTGTAGGATAAGTTTCACCACCAGATTTAGATCTAATATTAAATTTAAAATCATATTCCTTAGTTTGGAAATTAATATCAATTCTTTTACCTGCTCCACCTGCTCCACCATAATCAATACCAATATCATTACTTGTCAATGTACTAGCACTCCTCATATATTGTTCATCAACTTCATATACATGTAGATCAGTTCCAGTATAATGTACCATCCAATATCCATATCCTACGCCACTAGCACAAAAGTTTTCTAGATCTTTTTTTGCTTGTCCTTGTATTTGATATGATGATCTATGATCTGCTACTGTAGGTGATTTATTATCTTTATCATACTTAGAAAATACATCTATAAATTTTGAATGATCTATATTAAACATATCTAAGTAACGTTTTCCTAAGTCTGTTAACTCACCATCTTCTAATTCTCGTAGTGGAAATATTCTCAATCCTTCTGCTTCTTGATCTCTAGGACCTCTTACACCTACGTTAAAGAATGATAATGTATCCCCAAACTTAACTGAAAGGTATATTGGTTGATTACTACCACCTTTAGCAGCACCAATTGTCAAAGTTATATCAGTTAATGTACTTCCAATATCTTTTTTATCTGCACCACCTGCTGAGATATAAAATGCACCATTCTTTTCTTTCATAGGACGGGGAGCATTTACACCACCAACATGCTCTGCCTTTTTAAAACATTTGTTTTGATTCTTTTTACATATAGCTTTCAATATTTTTTTAACATGCTCAGGATATCTACCACCATCATTACCATATTTAAAGAAACTGTCAGCAAGTTCTCTTTCATATTTCTCACCTTTATTTACCTTCTGCCCACTAGCACCTCTACCACCAAAATGATCTGTCTTATGTAAATCTGAAAACGTCCAATCATATGTAAAACCATCGTCCCATTCTTTCATAGATCCCCAGAGTTCTATCTGTGCCTTACCTCTTAGACCACCTGAGGTTGCTAGTGTATCTAAGTCTGTCAATAAAGCATTAGTCCATTTCTTAAACTTAAGTTTATCTCTATTATATTTCTGCTCAGTACCATTTTTAAAATAGATAGTCACTTCAAAAATTTCTAAGTACCCATTATTATCTGTGAGCTCAAAAAGACCGCCATCCACAATCCTTTTTACAAAGGTTTCGGGGCGACCGTCATATCTTTTTCCGTTGCGATAAAAATCAGATAGTTTCATACAACTATTTAGAACTGCTTCCAATATCTAGGAGGTAACAAACCTGATTCTGTATCGGTTCTATGCTTGAGAGTTAAAACGATGTCACCAGCGAGACTAATTCGTCTATGTTCTCTGGGTTCAGGAGAAGTAAAATGTTCAAGATGACCAGGAAACATAATGAGATGCTCAGGTTGTGGAGTGATAGCATACTGGTCACCATTGTTAAATTTTTTCTTTTTAGTAAATTGAAACGCATCTCCAAACCATTCATTAGGATTATGTTTATGTAAAATTAAAGGGTCACCTGGTGTTTGTATATAATACACCCATGATATATGAGAACATGAGTGATGATGACATGGAAAGTGTTGACCAGGATCACATATAGTAAACCATGTCTTTACAAAATTAATCTCAAATGTACTCTTATCTATAGAGAACTGATCCATGTACTCTATGGCACTCTTTTTCACAGCTCTAAAAAATTGTTCTAGTCTTTTGTCTTGATGTACTAGAACTTTACCATTCAACTCTCCTGTAATTCTGCCTGTACTATTATCAAACTTAGAGTCTTCAAAACTTTTGTACAGAGATGACAAGAAACCAGATAGTTTCTTCTCATATATTGAGAGAGGAAATATTTGATGTATATTATATGTCGTCTGCTGCACGGTTCTCTGAGTCACCGATGTCAAACTTACCGCCAGGATATCTTTTCTCTAGTTTTTTGACATTTCTTTTTATGACTTCATCAAAAGATATGTCCAATGCTATACAAGCGTTTGCTACGTACCACATAACATCACCCAACTCAATAATAAGATGTTCTCTATTGTCGTCGTTCCAAGGCTTACCTTGAAATACCATCTTTTTAACGATCTCCAAAAACTCACCAGACTCAGCAGCAAGCCCAACGCCAGCAGTGGTAAGACGTTCAATATTGGCACCCTTTTGGTCAAGTTCAACCAAACGATCAGCAAGATAGACAAAATCTTTACTGGAATCGGATGTGACAGCATCCACGAATACACTGTACTTATCAAAATCTATAGTCATGAAATTAATTGCTTTATCTCTGGGAACCATACGTAATCTAAATCAGATTTAGCAAGCACATCTAATGCTTGCTGTGGTGTCTCAACCAATGGTTCACCTGCTAAGTTGAGACTAGTATTAAGTATTATACCATAACCTGTAAGTTTTTTCAACTCTAGTAACAAATCATATAGATGTCCACTGGTTACAGTTTGTACTCTGCATGTATTATCTATGTGTGTTACAGAAGGGATTGGTATGTCTTTAACTTTATAACATTGTGTCATGAAACGACTGTATGTTTTAATGTCAAAGAATAGATGTGCATCTTCTTCTAGTACTGATGCTGCGAATGGTCTATACCACTCACGTTTCTTGATCCTATTAACTACTTCTCTTCCTTTTGGATCGAATGCGGTGTAGAGGATGGATCGATTCCCAAGTGCTCTTTGTCCAGCTTCAGCGTGTCCATAATATATGGCGATGCTTTTTTGTTCTTTAAGGAGTCTAGCAACTCCTTGGAGGTCAACTTGCTCCCCCTTATATTCTGATAGGTCATACTTCCAACCATGAAATGAAGTTGTTGTTAGAGGTCTAGGTGTAAGATCTTTAGTCCTAATTCTCCAGTGTAGCATAGCAGTTCCCAAGGAAATACCAAGGTCTGTTGCCATCGGTTCAAAATAAAACTCTACATCTGGAAAAGTTTCTACCAACAGATTATTAGTTATAATATTCATAGCATAACCACCTGTAAAACACAACTTTTTGACACCAGTTGCTAACAAAACTTTACGAACTAGACGAATAATGACGTTTTGTGTATCCTTTTGTACAGATTTTGCATAGTCAGCATAAGGTCTATAATTATCTCTGGTTATCTCATCAGTGACAGTGATTCCTTTCTTACCAAAGATCTCCTGAGCTATGTCTTTGAAGTTATCAGGACCATATCCATAGAAAAATAGGTTGACTTCTCTACAATGAAACATCATATCATCAACAAAATAATCTTTAATAATATGTGTTTGATTAGTGTCCTCTCCATAAGAAGACAGACCCATAACTTTACCTGCTTGAAGAGCAGTTTCACCCATCATTACAGCACCTGCACTGTACAAATATCCTAGTCCCATCATACTCTCACGATGAACTTCAGCACTAGGATGTAACTTCTTAAGACGTGCTGTTTCCGTTGGCAAATCCATTTGTTCTGGAAACAATTTAATAAAATTCTTATATATTTCTTTAAATTCTAAACCCTCAGCAAGGTATACAGATTCTGCTTCAAAAGATAGTTTATCCAGTGACCCACTACCATCAACAACTAGGACAAGTGACTTGTCAAATCCACTATTATAATATGCACCTGCAGCATGAGCAAGATGATGACGTTTATCCTTAATAACTTCGGGGATAACACCATGTTTTTTCTTATATGCTTTTAGAAAAATATGGAGGTACTTGAGTCCATCTTCATACATGAATGTTCTATCACCAAAATAGCATAAAACAAGAAGATCTATAGGTTCCTTTACTTTAAGGAGTTGCTTATAGATCTCAAAGTGATGAAGGTCATGTTTCTTACCACTATATCTTTCTTCTAAAAAATAATTTTGTACCTCACCATCGTAGATACAGGCAGAACAATCATGATTACCATATTGTATGGCGGCTACTCTCATTCTCCTAGCTGATGTATAACTGGTTTCTCATGTAATAATACTTTGTATAATCTCTTCACCTCTGCTGAAGAAACGGGAACAAATTCTTGTGTAGAATCAAAACCATCATATCTTTTTGCTTGATTGATTACTATACTTCCTCCCTCTCCAGACACAGAACGATGATAAGTTTCACGAGGTATAATTAAAGCACCACTTTGTACATTTAAGTGCACAATATGGTAGGGATATTTCCATTCAAAATTAACTAATTCAAATGTTCTTTCTCCTGATACAACTCTGTTGTAATCATCTTGAAAACTATGAATATAAAACTGTTTTGCACCCACCATATCATCAGGAGGTGATGTAGCTGTACCAGTATGTACCACTAAATCAGATGCATTTGATTCGTCCACTGATATGTCATAAAAAATAACATCTTCTGTCTCACGAAACACTCTATGTTTTTGAAAATGAATGTCACTCATACTTTTAATTTTGCAAACTTTTCTGATAAATTTTTAGTTGTAACATCGACCTCTTGATTAGCATCTACGATGTCATTTTGTGCTGATTGTTCTACATCATACAATCTCATCTTAGCACGATCTATTCCAACAACAAACCTTTTGTTAAGAGTAGGATCATTGTATCTATTCTTGAGTTGTTTAACCATAATTTGATTAATTTCTTCTAACTCTTCGGTAGAGATAAGAGCAAACATAAGATCAGCAGTAGCAGGTAAACCAAAGGACTCACTGGTATCGGTAAGATCCACATCACTACTACCATAACCAGAACGAGTGGTCTGAGTAGCAGATACGATAGGTACATTTGCTTCCACTGCAAGTCCTCTAAGTTCTTCTGCGATTGCTTTGATGTAGGAGTAGGAGTTGACATTACCTAATTTTGAATAACGACTTGATGCACATATATTTAAGTAATCTATGAATATAATATCTGGTTTAAATGCTTTCTTAAGAGCAAGATCATTGAGTAATGCTCTGAAGTGTCCGACACTAGCAGATGCAGTTGGATACTCTTTAATTATTAGTTGACCTTGTGTTTTCTTTGCAATCTTATTTACCTTAGAATCAAACATCATCTTAGGTAACTGGTCAAGTTGTTGTATATCTACGCTCAATAGATTTGCATCTATTCTTTCTGCAATTTTTTCTTCTGCCATCTCCAAAGTAATGTACAAAACATTCTTACTTTGAAGGAGAATACTACTAGCAACATGGCACATGAAAAGAGACTTACCCACACCAGTGCCTGCGAGAGCAATATTGAGAGTTTTGTTAGGTAAACCACCTTTTGTGATGCGGTTGAAGAACTCCAAATCAAATGGAATCTTTTCCTCGGTTTGATGATAGAATTCGTACCTTTCTTCGTAGTCTTGTAGGTAATCATGTCCTATATGATTATCAAAACTCACTGCTAATGCATCAGAAAGTATACTAGGTATTGCACCCGTAGCTCTCTTCTCATCATTACCTTCTGCTATCTTAATTGACTCCATAAGTGCAAGGTAAA